GGCTTCTCTTGGACTAAAAGAAAGATAAAAGAAATAGGTAAAGAAGAAAAATTTATAGATATGAAAAATAAAGAAGTAAGAACATTTAATGTTCAAGACTTAGAGCTAAGAATGGACGGAGAGAATCCAGTAGTAGTAGGCTACGGAGCAGTCTTTAATAGTGAGTCTAATGACTTAGGAGGCTTCAGAGAGTTTATAGCTCCTGGTGCTTTTGAAGGACGTTTAGAGGACGATGTACGTTTCTTAATTAATCACGATGGTTTACCACTAGCTAGAACTACTAACGGAACGCTAAGACTATCTGTTGATGAGAAAGGTTTAAAGTACGAAGCTAAATTAAATCCTAATGTATCAACGTCAAGAGACTTAATTGAATTACTAAAAGACGGTACTATTAACCAATCATCTTTTGCATTTATTGTAGAGGATGACTCTTGGGAGGTAAAAGACGGAACAAACTACAGAACTATTAACAAAGTATCTAGGCTTTACGATGTCTCGAGTGTAACATATCCAGCTTATGATGCTGCTAGTAGTTCAGTTGCTTTACGTTCTATGCAAGAATGGCAAGAAAAAGAAGAAGCTAAAAAACTAGAAGAAAGTTTAGAGGCTGAAAAATTAGAGGGTATAAAAGAAGAAGAAGATTTGAAACAACGCTCCCTCAATGAAATGCGTTTAAGAATCTTGAAAAATAAATATTAATATTAATTTTCTATAAAATGAAAAACTCAAAATCTTACAAAGAGGAAAGAGCTGAGGTTATCGAAAAGATGGAAGGACTTGTAGCATCTGCTGAAGGTCGTGACTTATCTTCTGATGAGCAAAGCAATTTTGACTCTTTAAATGAAAAAGTTGAGGAGTTAAATAAGATGGCAGTTCGTGCTGAATCTTTCGAGAAACTTCAAGCAACTAAAGCTGTTAAAGAAGTAACAGAAAACACTCCTAGCGAAGTGAGAGACTATTCTTTCCAAGATGCTATGAATCAAGCTGCAACTGGTCGTTTAGAAGGTCTTGTAAAAGAGATGGACCAAGAGGCAAGAAATGAGGCTCGTTACACTGGTCAATCATTTAAAGGTATTGCTATACCATCTACAATCCTAACTCGTGCTGCTGTAGCTACTGCTGCTGGTAATGCAACTGAGGTTATGGCTTGGACTGACCAATTAGAAGCAAACTTAATTTTAGCTTCTGCTGGTGCTAATTTCTACTCTGGTGTAGACAATATGAAGTTCCCAGTATTTAGTGCTATCAACTCTGGATTCGTTGCTGAGACTGGTGGTTCTGCTCCAGCTGCTAATGGTACTGCTTCTAGCGTTACTTTAGAGCCTAAGAAACTTATCTCTATTGTAAATGTTTCTGCTGAGGCTATCGCTCAAAACGCTTCTATCGAGGCTGCATTGAGAAGAAATATGGCTCAGTCTGTTGCTGCTACTTTAGAAGCTGCTTTATTAGGTACTGCTGATGTATCTAACGCTCCAGCTTCTATTTTCGCTGATGCTGCTACTGGACCAACTGCTGTAACTGCTGCTGATTGGATTGAGATGGAAACTGACTTAATTGCTAATGGTGTACAAATTAACGGAGCTAGAATGGCTTACTTATTAGACCCATCTGCATATGCTACAGTTAAAGCATTAGCACAAGTTTCTAATGTTTCTCCTATATGGGACAACGCTAGAAAAGAGCTTAACGGCTACTTCTCTTTCGTATCTCCTAACGTAGGTAATGGTGGTGGTGCTACTAAAGACCACGCTCTATTCGGAGACTTCTCAAAATGTCACATTGCTCAGTTCGGTGGTTTAGACGTTATTTATGACATCTATACTAACGCTGGAACTGGAGAGCCAAGATACATCTTGACTTCTTTAGTAGACGGAGATTGTGTACAAAATGATACTGCTTTTGTTAAATTAATTGAAGCATAATTTGTTTTTAATTGGAGGGTGGAGAAATCCACTCTCCTTTATTATTTTTTAAATGGAATACTATAACTACAACTTTAACACATTAAGAGGCTCTGACTATGTGCCTTATGGTAAGTTAGTTCTACATACTGCTCCAACGTCTACTGTTATATCATTATCAGAGGCTAAGGCATTTTTAAGAATAGACTCAGACTATGACGATGACAATACTTATATTACGTCTTTGATTAATGTTGCTACGCAAGTTGTAGAGGAGTTCACTAGACGTAGATTAATGACTCAAACGTACAAGATTTTTTATGATGAGTTTCCTCCTTACATTGACTTACAAGTAGGAGATGTTGCTAGTGTTTCTGGTATTAAGTACTTTGACGAAAGTAACACACAAGTAACTTTACATAGTAGTAATTACGATGTAGATACTAAAGTAAGACCAGGAAGAATCTATGAGGCTAAAGATGGAGACTTTCCAAACACATACGACAGACCAAACGCTGTAGAAGTTGAGTTTATAGTAGGTGGTACATCGAGTGACGTTCCAGCTCCAATAGTACAAGCTATTTATATTATAGTTGGAAGATACTACGAAAATAGACAAGACGTAGTGTTAGGTACACAAGTACAAGAATTACCTTTAATGGTTGACCATTTATTAACTCCTTACCGATTGCTTGAACTATGATAATAGGCAAACTAGATAGAAAGTTAAAACTATACACACAGACTTACTCTACTAACGCTTATGGCGAGAGGGTTGTATCTGATAATAGCTATGTTACTATCTATGGAGATTTTGACTTTAAAGGTGGTAACACTTCTTTTGATGCTGATGCCTTAATCAATGACGAGCGTATAGAGTGCTTAATAAGATACAGAACAAACATTGGAGTAAGTCCACAATACTTTATCTCTAATGGCTCTACTAATTATTCTATCAAGAGCATAAAGGAAGTAGGTCGTAAAGACGCTATGGTGCTTTTATTAGAGAAGAATGACGTAGTAGATTTATCACAGACAGCTCCTAATCAATTTGTCTTTACTATTGATACAGAGAATACATCTAGTGGCTCTAGCTTGAACACTCAGTTTATGATGCCATTGGTTAGTGGAGGTAGTTATAACGCTACGGTAAACTGGGGAGATGGCTCTAGCGATACAATAACAAGTTACAATCAACAAGAGGTTACACACACTTATAGTAGTCCTGGACAATACGAAATAAGCATAGAGGGAACATTGCAAGGTTGGCAATTTAATAACGCTGGAGATAAGCTCAAAATGCTTGACATAAAACAATATGGAGTCTTAGATTTATCTACTAACGCTGCTTTTTATGGTTGTACTAATTTAGATGCTAGTGCTACAGATGGTCCTACTATTTCTACTACTTCTTTTGATACTATGTTTAGAGATTGTACTAACTTTAATGGTGCTATTGGTAATTGGGATGTTTCATCTGTTACAACTTTTTCAAGTAGTTTTAGAGATTGTGTAAGCTTTAATAAATCAATAAATGAATGGAATGTTAGTAATGTCTCTAATTTCTATAGAGCTTTTAGAGGTTGTAAATCATTAGACCAAGATTTGAATTCGTGGGATACTTCTAATGTAGAATCAATGTATCAGATGTTTTATGAATGTAATCAATTTAACGGAGACATATATAGTTGGGACACTACTAACGTAGAAACAATGCAACAAATGTTTGTCAATTGCGACCTATTCGACCAATCTCTAGCAGCGTGGAATATAGAAAGTGTGACTAACTTTACAAGCTTTATGCAGAACGCTAGTGGTTTATCTACTACTAACTACGATGCTACATTAATATCATGGGCTGCACAATCTGTTTCACAAAATGAAAGTATAAACTTCGGAGGCTCACAATTTACAGAGTCTGCTTATGCTTCAAGATTCAGCTTAATAGAGGATGATGGTTGGACTATTGTTGATGGTGGTATCTTTGACCCAACACCAGCCGATTACATAAGCGTATTAAACACTAGAGTAGTAGCTGCTGGAGGAGTAGTAGAAAACACTACAGATAGCCAAGCATTCTTACAAACATTAAATGATATTGACTAATGGCAGACGGACTATTAAATAAAGCAAGTATTATCTTAACTCCTACTGGTTACAAGGCTGGTACGCTTTACAACGTAGCTCCAGTAGTAGAGACTTATGAGGACTTTGACTTTGCTAGA